TGGATCTTGCTCATAGTTAATATCCACAATTATATTAAGATCAAAGTTATCGTCAAACTGTGAGATGGACGTATACAAAACCTGAAAGCTAGGTTCGTACTTGAACATAATTGATACTTTGTGGTCAGCCCAAGCCTTTTGCGCGTAAGGACACGGCGGCAACCCTCCAAAGAAAGGACTATTTGTTTCTAAAACGTCTTTAGACCACTGAAGTATTTCGTGGACAATGCCTTGTTCAAGCTTCGGTTCAAAGAACTCCACGCGCATCACGTACTCACTGACCCCGCCGTATATTTACGGCGATTTGAAAGCACTTTACCGCATCCCCGCGCTACTACTTTGCCGTTTTTTGGGCGCGGGGTCTTCCTCTTGGCTTTTTGGTGGGTGATTTCGCCGCCGTATCTTGCGTTTTGGACTTCCGCGGCTTTTGTGTTTTTGACGACGGTTTTGCCTTTTGCGCCTTCACGCTTTTTCTTTGCAGCGGTGGCTCTTCTTTCGCTTTTGGAGAGGGATCTTGCTTTGGACGCAGGAAGACAGCGGTCAGGATTTTTCTTATCCTTAGACGTACCGCATTTGCCAGCGATTTCACCGCTTGAGTTAATCCTAACCCAATTCTGATCACGCCATTTTTTAAGCTCGCCCATTTAAGCTTTACCCTTAGACTTCTTAGCATAATTCGGATCCTTACAATATTTAGAAGCAGCCATATTAGCGTATGCTGACGGATATGTATCAAACGTGCGCTGCGCCCAAGCTTTACCCTTTGGACAGATCTTACTCCCTTTGCTTTTAGACGAAGCTTCTCCACCTTTTCGAAAGTAGGTTAAACCCTTGGGAGTTTTGTTACTCATTGAACGCTTGGACATTGCCATAGGCTTTCTCCATCTCTAATTTTATGTACTCAATCTGAGTTGCCATTACTGCGGTGCGTTTGTCCACGGATATAAGAGTTTCTGTGGTCCAACTCGCCCACGCGTAAGATACCGCGCCAATAAGACCTAAACTTGTGGATAAAACAACTATTAGTAACGGGCGATCTAACATTTCCAACGCTTTCTTGCTTGTCTTAATCTTGAATTAGGGTCTTTTGCCGCTTTAGGAAACTTTTTCATTTGCCCCGCAGAACGAGCGCAGAAGGACTTACGGCGCTTGGCGTCCTTACTTCCTTTTTTTACTTTTCCTGTAACAGCGGTTTGAAGCTTACTACCCGGATTTTTGCGACGATATTCTTTGACGCCAGCCTCCGTCATTCCCGCCCCTTTTTTCGTAGGGCGGAAATTCTTTTTGTTGCGCTTAGGCATTTTGTCGTCGCGCTTTGACTTCGTTTTTGCCGCAGAAGCCATGCTTAACCCTAACTAAAGAATATAGTTAATGCCGTAACATTTGTCGCTGTTCCGACATGTATGTCACTGGTAAATAACAAGCCTTCGTCTGGAATGTTAACAGAGTGAGAATCAGATGCTAAAAAATCCAGATCTAAAACAGTGCTGCCGCCATTTCCATCAGTGAGAGTTAAGCGGCCTGCACCGCCTGAACTGGTCAAAACCTGTATCTGACGTAAGCGGGCACGACCTACAGAGGCCCCGCCCGTTCCAGTCAGACGTTTTGATCTTACATCTGAGTTAGCCATTACAACCTCTTATCCAAGATTGTTGTTTTGAGCGTACAGAATTGTAACCCGAACTTCACCCGCAGTAGTTGCCGCGGAAGCAGTAACGGTCAGACGAATGTCCGCTGTTCCCGTATCCTCCCACGCTAATGCGGCTCCCGCTTGCGTAGTAGGGTATTTACGGCCCGCAGTAGTTCCAATAGCAAAGGTGTTAAGGATAGATGTCGCGCCACCTACAGTGTCACCAACGCTCAAGTTGGTTGCTCCGCTTGCCGCAGTAATAACATCAATCACACAATCAATAATCTGTGAGTTTGCTGGAATAACCACGTTTGTAGTATCGGCAGCAATTGCACCGTTTGACAAATCCGCCGCAAACGTTTGCGACATGACTACTTGACCAACGTTTGCAACGTCAGTTCCAAGTGTAGTGCCTGTGGTGTTTCGGATGGTCCCGGCCTTGATTGGACCAGAAAAAGTCGTAGTACCCATGTTAATCTCCTGTCTGGGTTAGTCAAACACACCGTGTGTTTGTCAGGGATAACTTGAGCATACAGTAATTTTTAAAAAAAGAAAGGGGCAACCGAAGTTGCCCCTAAGTCGAGAGTGAGGAGGACTAATGAAGTATCCTCCCCCCTTATAACACACTTTACGCGCCGGGTGTACCAAAAACACAGCGCCAGTCAGAAACACCGAAGCTATAACGCTCACGGGCCTTGAAACGCATGTTTCCTGTATCAAAGTCACCTTCCATCGCAGTCTTGATGGCTGAACGATTAAAGTATTTGAAACCGTTTGGAGCATCCGTTTTGATGAAAAATGCGTCAGTGTCTGTAAGGAAGTGGTTTACAGAAGCACCTTCTGGCAGCATACCCATGCTGCGCATCGCATTGGTGTCATTGTCGGCAGTGCCGGGACGTAGATTTGAATTAAGTACACGCTCCGCAATGAACTGAAGTTCTTTTGGAATAATCAGTTTCATGCCGCGTACAGCAATTTTCAATCCACGCTCGTCAGTGAAGCCTGCAATGTCAATCAGCATCTGCTCAAGAGAAGTCTCGTTCAGATCCGCTGCGGTTGACAACAAGTTACGCTGGTTTCCAGACAATGATGGGTGTGTAGAAGAACACAGAGCCGCACCGTCACCAATCGCATTGGCACCTGTGTTGAACGCATTGTTCAAGATAGAAGCCGCTTTGATCTGCTTTGTCTGCGCCATAGAGCGAGCCAGAGCTTTTGTGTAACGAGATGCGAGACGATCATAAAGATTGTCTTCAATTGCTTCTTCCGTAATTGAGAACGCAAGAGCAATTGTCTCATGTGTGTAACGCGCAGTGTATGTTTCCTGTGCATCATCAAAGTTGATGGCAGCGCCTTCAGCTTTAATAGGTGCTGTGGAAAAACCACCCAGCATTACTTCCTCTTCGAATGCACGATCCGAAGATTCTTCTTCAAAAATTTCGGCATGTTCGTTTTCGTAACGATCATACTCAAGTCCGAACAAGGCGTTAAGGCCGGGTTCCAACTCTTTCGCTAATTGTGCGCGAGAGATAGCCATATTTCAGCCCTCCTTAAATGCCAGTTGACAATGACGTCGTTTGCGAAGCCGAAGCCGCAACAGGCGCATTGTGGTGGAAGTTAAAGCGAACAACATAGTTCACACCAGCCGCGTCATAATCCAAGTTGGCTTCGTCGCCCGTAAGGCCGACAACGCGCATGAACAATGTAGCAGTGGTTGCCACTGTGGAAATATCAAGTTCCGCAGTAGAACGACCATTTGTGGTTGAACCCGAAGTTGCTGTAGCCAAAGAACAGTTTGCAAAAATGTTCGATAGCGCAGTTGCGCGGTCAGTTGAACTGCCGTCTGCCGCAACCATAAACAATTGATTTGGATTATCCGCCACAAAAGCTTTTACGGGGTGGTTCGTATCAACACTTACGTTGTTTGAACCGGGCCAATAGTTCGAGAAAACTGGTTTCTTTGATGAACTATCAACATACTCTACGCCCATTAGGACTCCAAGAGCAGGAACTGTACCACCATTGGCATTGCCAACAATATCAACTACTCCAGCCGCCAGTGGAATAACTGGCGAATACTGGAAGATAGCATTCGTATTGTTTGATGCAATCTCATACTGAGTTACACCAGTGGTGTTTGAGCCTGCGCCATTAAGCCCGATAGGACGAAGACCAAAGGCAGTGTCTTGATTTGCCATTTGTTTTTCCTCTTATCAGAGCAGCCCTAACTATCTGCGAGGGCCGCCGAAGGTTACACGGGATTGACGATCCGGTTTAGAAATCGTCATGGTTGAATGTTGGTTTTGGGCCATCAACTCAGAATCAATCGCTTCTACTTGATCCGCATTACGTGCTTGGTAGTACGCATTGCGCTCTTCCGCGGTTTCATCTGGTATACGAGCCAAAACTAAGCCACCTACGCCAAAAACACCTTCGTATTTACCTGTATCAAGTACCGGGGCCTCAAAATCAGGATATTCGTCCTTACGAACCAATTCCCAACCTTCGCGCATTTTCGCGCTAATGTTTTTGGTATCATCAAAACCACGCGTTTCTGCGCGGATCCAACGATGCCGAAAACCATCCGGTGCAGGCGGTGCATCTAACATAGAGGGAGGAGCCCACGGCTTACGCTGCGCCGTTTTCTCTCTCGTTTCATTTGCGCGAGAAGTTCGTTTCACTGTATCTGTCATCACTTACTCCTTCACGTGCTTCGCGTATGCTTCAAGCGGCACTCCCAATTTCTTCGCTATTGCGACTTGGCTAGGGGAGAGTCTAACCTTTTTCCCACTGCTGCGCCCAGAGGATCTTGATACCCCAGCAACGGTCTGAGCGGGCCGTTTACTAGCGGTTTTTGCAGGCATATTGAATTTGTCTCCAATGCGCCGATCAAGTTCAGTATAGTATTCTTCGGTCGTCGGGTCAAACCCTTCTGCCTCGACCAAACGTTTGTGTATTCCAAAAGCCGCAAAAGTCATGGCTTCATCTTGGCCAAACCAATCATTTTGCTGGGCCCACTGCTCCGCACGTGCGTCAGGGCGACGCATTTGCTGTGGCTGTTGGGGAGCTTGTTGCGGCTGCGGTTGTTGAATCTGTTGCGCACGAGCCTCTTGCTGCATTTTTGCCTGAGACAAGCGGTCATTTTCAATCGCTAATGATGCAATACGCTTGTTGGCTTCTACCGCAGCGCTGGTGTCTCCAATTTCCATAGCACGAGCTAAAGCCTGCTCTGCTTGGTCCATTTGAGTAGTTACACGGCTCTCATACTCGTTAACATAGCTCGTGTCTAAGCTCTCAAAACGAGTTTTAAGCTGCTCCGCTTCCTGTTGTACGCTTTTTGCATAACGAAGAGCTTCTTCCTCGCGCCGCTGCGCTTCACGCATCTTTTTCGTTAAACGATCAATACGTTTTTGCGTGTTGCTTTCAGCTTTCTGAAACTCATCCTGTTCAGAAACCTCCATAGCAGGCGCTTCTTCCTCTTTCGCAGGCGGATCTACCTCAATTTCCGCCTCTTCAACGCCTTCCAGTTCCAATTCAATTTGTTCTTCTTCTGCCATTTCTACCTCTAGTAGTGAAGGATGTCTTCGGGATTACTAATACGTGCAAGAATTTCGTCGTCATTCAAAATTCTAACCTCGCCCCCGTCAATATTAAAACGAGAACCAGAATATCGGGCAAACATCACCCAATCTTTTTCCGCGCACCAAGGTCCGTCCGGAAACTTTTCCTTATCTTTGTATACAAGAGGCCCCGTTTTCAAAACGTAACCGACCTGTGTAGACACTTGGTTCTGTTCTACCACCTGATCAGGCAAGTAGACTCCGGATTCTGTCTTCCCTTTGCCGCGATACGGCAAAATAAGAATGCGCCAACCCGTAGGAGACGGCATTCGGTCTAAAAGAGATCCATCAATGGCATCTGGATTAAGCACTTTGGGAGCGTCATACGCGTCCGAAAGATTTTTTACGGCGTCTTGTACGCCAGAGAGGTCAACCTTAGTCAACGCTACGCTCCTGTTTATCTAGCAGGCCCTTGAGTTCCTGTTCCACGTGATTCAAGGCTTCCATATTGCCCATAAGCTCACGATATTGCTCCATCGACTTAACGTTGCCGTACTGCATGAGGTCAACAACGCCTTGTCTACGTTCTTTTATAATGCGAAAAACCGCTTCCGCAATGTAAATCTCGTCCAATTCCTAAAAACTCCCACAAAATCTACCCATTTATAGGAATAATCGGAGAGATATGCAAGAAAATGATTAGTCTATTAGCTCAAAATGTGGACCGTCAATGAAAGGTCTGCGCCCCTGTGACCTGCGAAGGTCAATGTAAGCGTTCATAGCCTCTTCCATTGTGCCTTCCCATTTACGGATATCCATTGGATACGGCATGTCAGGTGTGCCCCAAGAAGCGCCCCAGCAAATAGGAACCCCCAGTTGTGTCGCAGCCTCTTTGATTGCATCCGCAAGGTCATCATAGAGCGAGAGTTCCCAACTCGCCCTGCCATTTATGAATGCCATGATATCGAATGCCTTACCCTCAAGGTGCTTAGACTTCATGGTTTTACTGGCACCTTTGGCAACTAATTCTTTCTGTTGCTCAATGGTTCTCATGCCCTGAACCACGCCAAAGTCTGTCTTGGTCAGAGTTATTGCCATCTTTACGACCGCCTGTAGGCTATCATCAATTCCTTCAAGCCTATCAAGGCTACGTCTGCTAAGTTTAAAGCTCATATCATTTCCTCTTAAAGAAAGCTTGCGCCCCGCGCACACCGAAACTGGCTGAAATTGCAATTCCAAGGCTGTAAAAATACCAGTCGGGGGCCTTAGAAAGCTGCTCAAACCCACGATCTACCCAGCCCTCTGCACCCGGAATCCAACATAAAATCAATGGGATAGACAAAATAATTACGAACCACTCGTCCTTCCAACTTGATTTTGCACCCTCTGCCATGATGCGTTCCCAATCGGCAACGCTTGTCTTTTCAGACAAAAGTATCTGCGCCTTCGCTTTCGCCTCAGTAAGCTTTAATTCAGCATCGGCTGCATTCTTATCGGCCTTACCTTGCAGCCATGATCCAGCAAGATTGGCTATCGGCCCTAGTGCCGCGGTGAAAATACTCATTTCTCAGAACCTAGCCACACGGCGAACGCGCCCGTCATGGCCCCAGAACACACGCTTATCATTGCGGATTGTTGCGTTGACAAGTCCTCAAGACTCATTCCCCACTCAATTACGCGAATGTACATGACTGTCATAACCAACATCATAAGACGCGGCATAATCTTCCAAGCTAGTAATTTTTCCATGTCAAACCTCTATGTTTAACTTCGTTCCCTGCGGCCTGTCCGCATTCGTCTTGCGGCCAAACCTATCATAACTTTGCTGTAAGTCCAATCTTTGCTGTACGAGGCTCTCTAAGTGCCTGTGATTGGCCCTATGTTCTTTTTCTACACGTTGCTCCGCTAAATGTGTTTCAATAGCCTCACGGGCTCTAGTTTGCTCGTGAATGTGGCTACCAACATTGAAAGGTGCAGACCCAACACCGCTTACTCCGTCGCTCATAACCGACCCTGCTTGGCTAAAATAATAACAACAGTAATTCCGATCATTATTGAAACGATAATTGTAGACCCGCCATACACAATAATGCGCTCAATCCGCTTCGCTTTGCGTTTTCTCTCCGCTTCAAGCCTCGCTTTTCTATCTTTTCTTGCTTGTACACGTATAGCTTGCAACTCGCCCCACGCACTGAACCCTCTAGTTGCAATAACGATCTGACGAAGCTCCTCCTCCGCGTCTTTGGCCCTCTGTAAATTCACAAAAGTCTCCATCGCGTTTTCATCGGTTCCAGAAAACAAGCTGTTTTTCTTTTTTTCGTGCGCAGCGCGTAATTCATCCACGCCGTCGAAAAACTCACCAATCTGCTTGGTTACATTGACCAATTCCTTGCCCGCAGAAACAGCGGACTTGACAGCGGCAAACGCCGTAAATGGATCAATCATACCTTCTTGCCCACCTTAACAAAAGGCGGACAGCGATAATCATACGGAATCCGTACTATCCGCGGATAGTGATAATAAAAATACGAAACGTCTTTAGGACAGCGGTACACACACGCCTTATGCAGGTCGCCCCCTTGCATTCCCACCAAAACCGCGGTGAGAGCGCACAGCATTAGGCATTAGTGAAACGTGAACCGCGTAACGCGGCCCCCATGCCTCGCTTCTTCCCTTTTGTTACAGTGGCTTTAGCTGTGTTAGGCGTAGCTATCTCTTCCATCTGACAATAAGGAATCTTCCCTTGATCCTTAATATCAGCATATCTCTGCGGTTTAGGTGCCGCGCCCGGTGTATTCGTCACAATCTTTACACTTGCCATTAAAAACTCCTATTTCTTTCTTACGGAACCACCACGTTTAAGTTTTTTCATCTTCGGCATGTCTGTTCCAGATGCCAATCTGTTTAAATTCAACATAACACCGCCCCCTCCACCACGAGAAACAGAGTTTATCTTTAAACGAGCTTTCCCCCCAGAATTTTGAACGCTGTCTGCAATTCTGGCATTAACTCGCTCACGCGCTTTAACAACTTTAGGATGCTTTGCAACTTTTTTTCTTGCCTCAGATTCATTTGCGGCATCAACCGTTACAGTGCTAGGAACAACGCGAGAGTAAGAAACAGATCCCGTTTTCGGATTACGGGATTTAGGTTCCCGAAGCTCATACTTAACGGTGTATTCCCCCATTACTGACCCCTTTGCTTCATAACTTCACGCTGCATCGCACTGTCAATACGCGCCTGCGTCATAGCCTCTTGGCTCGCGAGCCGCTTATCAAACTGTTGTGCCCGCATCTGCTGGTTCTGCGCATCAAGCTGCAATTTCGCCTGATCCAACTGCGCATCCGCCTGCTCCGCTTGAGCCTTGATCTGCAACTCCTGCTCCTTCAACTTTACCAGAGGATCCGGTCCCTGACCAGAGACTTGTGCGCTCATCTGCTTAACTTGCTGCAATCCCTGCGCAACACCTTGCGCAACCAACGCCTGATACTGCATCTCCTGTTGGTCCGCGGGCATCGGCCCAGCTTGCTGTAACTGCATCATAGCCTGCTCTTCAGCCTGCAACTTTACATGCTCCATAACATGTTTCTGCATAGACATCGCAACAGGAGGCATACCTCCAATCATCGGACTAGACGCAAACACCAAGTGAGCCATAATATGAGCCTGATGATTCTGACCCTGAAACGCATTCAACTCAACCATGTCCATCGCATTGATATTCTCAGAAGCAGGGTCCAAGGGCCGTGGCTCCTCGTCCGGAACCTTCTTCATTAAACGATCAACATCCGTAACACCAATCGCCTCATACATATCACGATACACTTCGTGCATATTATGCAACTCAGGTGCCGACCCCGCCAACTGCATCTTAGTCTGAGCCAAAGCTATCCGTTGCGCCTGACTAAACGTATTCGGATTACTGACCGGAACAATGTCCACACGATCATCAAAGTCTGACGCCATCACAGACTGATTGCCGCCCTCAACCGTATACGGATACTCCTGCGGCAAGAACTCGCTCATCACACGCGCAAGCAACTTAAACTCAATCCGCATCGCATAATGAAGCCGCTTATGTACAGCACTCATTACCCGCGAACCCTGCTCCAACATAGCCAACGTCGTACCAACCGCAGCTTGCTGATTACCATCACCAACCTTCATGTCAGTAATAGTCGCAAACCGCTGACCCGCCTGAACCACAAAACCCAACAACTGAAACAACGTCTGGTCCGGACCCTTAAATGGCAGCGGCATCAGGCTGTCACGAATAGCCCCTCCCGGCGCGTCCACATCTCTGAACTCACCCGGCTGCAACGGATCATCGTCGTCCCTGATCCGTAGTCCGCGGGCCTTGAAACCCGCTGGGAGATTGGACAACGTACCAGCGTCGATCAACTGTCGCAGCGCCGCCGTGGCAGTTCGTGACAAACCGCCAATCGTATGGATCAACCCCAACCCATAAAAACCAAAGCCCGGTAAAAACTTGTAATGTACAAAATATTGTATCTTACGCTTTAACTCATCGTCCTCGCGATAATTACGCCGAATAGACAAAACCTGCCCATTATCCTGCGAAATCGTCACAATATAGGGAATCTTAATGCCCGTAGGCTCCCCGTCTTCATCCACATCCTCAAACCCCTCAAGGTCCAAGTCTGCGTGAAACTCAACCAAAGTACAGTCATAATCAATACTTCCGGGCTCAAATCCCGTAATACGATCCAACTCACCCTGTACCTCACCCGCATCAGCCTGTTGCGGTATAATCGGTATATCCCGATACACCCCAGCTATCTGTTGCTTGCGTAAATCATTCAAATTCATCCGAATAACATGCGCAATATTCGAACACGTATCCAAATCAGAGGTCTCATACGGCACAACCAATTGCTCCGCAGGGACAAACTTACTTACCGCACGGCCCATTACCTCATCGTAATAAACCTTCTTAAAGGTACTCCCCGCCAACGGTAAATAAAACAACATCTGATCCATGTCAGGAGTGTAATCATCCATCACATTCGTAATGTAATAGTTCATAAACCCTCGAACACGGGACGCCTGATCCTGCTTCTCACGAGTCTCATCACCCATAATAGCAGTCCGAACAGGCCCCGAAGACGGCAGTAACTCGTTAAACGCCTGCGCCTGAAACTGCGTCGCAGCCTCCGCCAATAACGGATGAGTCACACCAGAGGCTCCACGAAACGGCTCCGTCCGCTCCTGATAGTTAAAGCCCAAAAGCTCCAAACCCTCAGTATACGCATCCTCCCATTCTTGACGACTGGCCTTGTTCGCGTCAAACTCCCCCATCAACTCCGAAGCAATCGCACCCAACTCACGATCATCCATAACCTCCGCCAAGTTCTCATCAAACCCAACATCCGCCATGTCCTCAGAAGGATCAAAGTCTACAAGAACACTCCCGTCATCCTCCTCAACAACCTCAATCTCCTCCCCGCTATCAAGCATCAAAGGAGTCTCTTGGGAATCCGGTATCTCTAGTTCTAACTCCGCACTCAAATCCGCCTCATCCAACTGAGACGGAACATTCGTGTCCATCAAACCGCCAATAGGTGCCCGCGCCATCCGACTCTCCTAGTAATACGCCCTAACCATAGCAGACTTTTCTACATCTTGCCAATCATCTGTTGGTAACTGAATAAAGTTCCCCTGACGATACCGCATTAACGCCTGCGTCATGCTATCTACCAAATCGTCATACTCCCCCTCCGGAAACGCCGCAACCTCCTCAATCAACTCCTCCGCCCAACTCTTGTCGGGGGCCCAAACCATACCAGCCTCAAACAAAGGACTAACAGCATAAACACGACTTACCTTGTCATTCCCCTTACTAGGCGTGAAATTTACAACAGGAATACCCGTCTGCCGCATCTCATGCGTCAAGGGCAATCCACTCGCCTTCGCCTCAATAATCACCGTGTCAGGATCCCAATACTCATACTCCTCAAACGCCAACGCCTTTAACTCAGGAAAATCATACCGACCCTTCTTCGCATCCAACAATATCAAATTAGGAGGACCACCCTCCTCCGGATAAAACACACCCCATGTCGTTATCGCACTAAAGTCAGAACGCTCCCGCTTCGTAAACGCAGTATCATAACTCTGTATCACATACTGCAATTGTGGAATGTTCTCACCCTCCCAAATACGCCACCACTCCCGCGGTATAATCGCATTCTCTTCACCCGTTGGCTTCTGCTGATACTGCGCATTCCACTTGCTAGGTGGAATAGAAGCCTTAACCGCAGTCAAATCCTCCAAACTCCAAAACTCTGGCCAACAAGGCTTACCATCATCAAATATCGCAGGTAACTCAACAACCTCCCACTGATCCGCCAAAGGATCCTTAGCCATAGCCCGCAATAACTGACCCGTCATATCCTTCTCAGACCAACGAGTCTGAACCAAAACTATACTACCTCCCGGCTGTAAACGCTGACGAGGGCCCCCAGTATACCAATCCCAAGCATCATCAAAACCACTGTTACTCATAGCCGTCTGCTCAGAATGAGGATCATCAATAATCACCAAATCACCACCACGACCAGCCAAGTTACTACCAACACCAACAGCATAATACATCCCGCCACGGCTCGTGTCCCACCGTCCAGAAGCCTTACTATCCGCAGCTAACTTAACCTCCGGAAACACCTCCTTGTACTCATCACTGTCAATCAAATTCTTAGTCTTACGGCCAAAGTTAACAGCCAACTCCGTCGTGTGCGTCGCCTGAATAATCTTCATCCGCGGGTTCTGACCCATCATCCAAGCAGGAAACAAAAAAGACGCAAACTCACTCTTCGTGTGCCGCGGGGCCATGTTAATAATCAAGCGCTTTAGCTCGCCGTTCGCGACCCGCTGAAGCTTCTCCGCGATAATTTTATGGTGCCTACCAGATATAAACTCTGGCCACATCGCATGCACAAAATGTAGGAAATTATTTTGCGCTAATTCGTTTTTCTCCAATTGCGCTAAACGCAACTGCAATTTTAACATTCTTTCTTCAACTGAACCTACGGTTGCATTCATCGGGGGCCCCTATGCGATTTTATGTAACTTAGCGCAAACCAAATGTATTTTCTACATGATTATTTGTCAAAAACATGGCCCTTGCACCCGTGGCGCAAACCCCTGTGCGCGGCGCGAAATCCGCGCCAGCTGGCGCAAAAACTGCGCAATTTGACCCGATAGCCCGGGGCCCCTGCCGCAAAAAACGGTCCGCGGATCGCGCCAGCCGGTGCAATTAATTAATTGCACGGATCCAATTAATTGCAGCGCTGCAATTAATTTTGGGCCGTTTCCGGCGCAGTAAATCCGCAGCAATCGCCGCAACCGTCGCGCAGCTGCGCGGCGCAATTGGCGGATCCGGTGCCACCGTTCACGCGCCACGCGCCACGGTCATACGTTTAAGAACGATAGAGGGCGGGCGGCGGGCGCAAGTTTTATAAACAAATAAAAAAGGCCCGCCAGAAAGAACTGGCGAGCCAATGAGCGCAACCATGGCGCAGTTTTATGTGTGAGCGTAACCGTCCGGTTCAATCCCGATAACCATATCATTGGCTTTAATGATCAAACTATCGGGCCATCCAAGTTCGGGTTGCGCCGTTTCCATATAAAGATGCAAGGGCATCTTGATGTCATGGATTGCATGAATGCGCTTTATTGCGTCGCGTTGTTGCTCAGTCATGGTTTAAACCTCAATTTTGATTTCAGCATATTTGATGATGTCGCGCACAGCGTCGCGCAGTTCGTCGTCATATTCATCAAAGTTTATTTCTTTTTCGGGCAACGCGTCCGCGATGTCGTCAATATGGTTAGCGATATCGAAATGCGTCTCCAGAAAATCGTCCGCATTATCATTAAGCCACTGGTCCAGCGACGGCGCGATTAATTCAAAAATCCCGTTGCGCATTTGCTCACGCTCTTTGCGTAAATTGTAGAGCATTTCGGTCAAACGTTCATTTTCTTGTCGCAGCTGCGCGGCGTCACGTTCTGCCACATTAGCGGCACTTGTCCAAGCGGGGCCATTAGCGTTTTCTGTGTTCATAGTTTTACCTCATAAAAAAAGGGCGGGATTGCCCGCCCTTATATAAACGCATATTTGCGCTTATGTAAATATTAAATGCCAAGTGACAACCTTTGCCACTTGGTAACCATTTTATGCGGCAATGCGTTGCCAATCGCGGGTTGATAAATTCAAAAGCTTGCCGCCGCGTTGTTGCCACATGTCAACATCGTCCGGATCACATTTATTGGCAACCGCCGTTACAGCATTGACCAGCGTTGCGCGTGTCAGTGGCTTGCCTTGTTCGTAACCGCTTTGTCCAATGGTTGCCATTAAACCATTTAAAACGTCAGTGTTTTCTTTTTTTGTCAGTTTTAAAACCGTTCCGACGCGTTCCGGAATTTCGGAAAATTCGCCCTCGATAATATCACCATGCGCAGCGTTCATTTGATCAAGCACTTTGTCAAACGTGTCACGGCTCGCATATGCGCCCGTTAAATCGCGCAATTTTAATTCAAGCGCCAAATTGTCCGCGTTCTTTGCCTCATTGGAAAGCAAGCCGTAATCATCACTATCACGCGCGCTTGTAATATGGCTTGAACGGTTGCGGTTTTCGGTTTGCATACCGTTCGTACAAGCCAACGTCCAGATAGTTTGATAAACGGTCACCGCGCCCGCGCCAACTTCGCTATTAGACAAGCCAATGCCATTGGCCATTTTATCCCCGACGGCGGCAAGGCCTTGCTGTACTAAACTTTTTAAACGCAAGTTTAAGCGCTTGTCAGTGACGTTAGCGTTTACAACTTGCCATTGCGCTTCACTTTCCATCAATTGCGGCAAGCTTGCTTCCAACAAATTTAAATTGTCAAAAGTTTTAAACTTATCAGAAACAAAAGCACGGGCCTGCCCGCGTGTCTCTTCAACTTCTAAATATGTCCGGATCATGCGGTTGACTGGTTCCTTTTGCCACCGCGCATTTATTAAAGCGTCGTACTCTTGTGGATAACTAGCTTGCAACCGCCGCGCCGTTCTGGTGTCAATTTCAGCCGCCGCCGCTATTTGGCCGTGCGCGTGGTCATTAACGTCCAAAATGCGGGTTGGCTCGCCGCCGTTTTGCTCAATAATGATTTGCGGGTTACCGTCCGCATCTGTTGCCTTTTGCAACTGCGCGGTGCTTGTTACAAAATCGCCTTGTTTGTCGTGTTGTTCCTTTACTTTTGCCATTAACGCGTAAAGGTCGCCTTTTTGATTTTCAATTTGCATTTTGATTTACCTCATAAAAAACAGGGCGGAATTGCCCCGCCCCGTATTATCTTATATTTTCCCATATTATGCAAGGTAAAAACTTTTTAAAAGTTTATTTGCCAATGTCCCCCGCAACATGGTGCCGAATAACTGAACGCGGAGGCAGGCCAGAAACAAAGCGCTTTAACTTTTCGCCGTCGGTTTCGCTTTGTTCACTTTCGGCGGTATCCTGCCACCATATGCGGCAATTACCTTGCGCGGCATAGCAACCGCCCTGCGCCGTATTATCCGCCGCTTTGCGTTTATTTGGACCATGCGCGGTAAAACCAATAATAAACTTACGATTTAAACGGGCACAAAACGGCTCGCCGTCTCCGCATTGGGCACAAGATATATCGCGATATTCCGCGGGGCATCTCACAACGGCGCGGTTTTCATCCAATCGGAAAGATTTTTTCCCTTGCCATTGCGCCTCAGAAACAACCGTTACAGTAGGAACAACGGCCGCCGCAATTGCCGCGTCCGGTAAATTGTCCGCGGAATAATTAACAACGGTTTTCCCCTTTTCATTTTTGCCCTGCCATAAACCCCAATCAAAATGCGTATAAGTAAAAGAAACCCCTTTACGCGGCACGGCGTGAAGCAAAACGTCAAAGTATTGCCAATCTATTTCTTTCGCGCCCTTGCCGCTATCGTTTAAAGAACATGACGGCGGGCACGTTCCGAATTTATCCCCGCGGCCCGCCCTATATGTGACGGCTATTCCTTTAGTTTTTTTTGCGCGTGATGTTTCAACTGTTCTAAGCATGTTCTTACCTCATATAAGATTTATCGCATATCTATAGCAAAAGAAAACCCGCCATGCAAGCGGGTTAAACTTTTATTATTTTCTGCGACGGCGCGGCTTATTTGCGCGGCGGCTTAAATCGTCAAAATCCGGACCATATAACAAGCGGCCAATCCAATTAAGCAGAAACATCGGACCACCTCGCTTTTTCTTCAGCTTCATATTCTGCTTGGCTTTCCGCTTCAGTTTCTTTTGTCATTTTATAACATTCCACGCATAAATCCCAATTTACATCGGGCCAATAAAAACCAGTAACGCCCACGCCGCAACCTACGCAATATTCACTATGCAATCCCATCACACCGCCTCACGTTTAGGCAACGGATCAACCGCGGCATTGTTATATTTTGAAGCGGCCAGCCAGTTTAACTGGACACGGTTCAAAGCGCTAAACGCTTGATCCAAAGCCTCGCAAACAATTTTCTGATGACCTACGGGCTCGCTGCGCGGCACCTTATCCCAAAAACTATCTAAATCCGGATCAGTCATTAGCCTATCAAAAGCATGTATTTTTTCCATGCACATTTGAATGTCCTCAAACATGTATCTGTTTATGTCTTTATAATTCATATTACCTCACTTTCTGATAATGAGAGAATATGCGATTAAATAGGACATATCAAGCTGAAAACTTCCTCCCAGATAAATTTCTTTTCGTGCGCTAATCGGGGCTCAGTTTTCAAACCGTCCGCCTTTAGGTCCATTGCTTGATCCGCATGATAGAGAAATAGGTATGGGGTACTGTCGGGCTTGTTTTGTTTTTTGATCAAGGTCCAGCATGATGAATGCTTATGGCGGACATGCCATGCAACTTGATGCGGGCTAAGGTTAACAGCGTTAGCCTTACAAAACTTTAATTCAACAAAGTGAAACTTTCCGCGCTCATCACAAATGAGAAGGTCAGGAATGCCTTGGCTTGCCCAGTTTTCAATCCGCGTAAGAATCAGATTCCGCGTCGATCTCTTCGTAGCTGCCTTCAATTGCTGATAAAGCCCCGCTTCCATCTTCGTCTGGGGTAATGTCAATTGCGCCATATGTTTGCTTCAACTCATCCAAAGCTTTTTGAACATCCTCGCGGCTCATACTATCAATGCTGCCGTGACGGATTTCCGACTTACTGACGTAGATATCGCCCTGCGCTTGACCTCGCCTATATTCTGCCTGCACTGCGGCACTGTACGCGCCGTTTTCAATAGCTAGGTCTCGAATGCGCTGTAGGTCTCGCACGTGTCTTTGATAGGTTATGCCAAACTTTTCATCTAGCTCATCACGATATCTTTTTATCGCTGCGCAAACGTGTGGGCTGATATGGGGATTTGTCATTTGAGACGCACGAACCGGAGCGGACTTTTTTGTATAGCCCGCTCGTTCTGCGGCTTCTGACATTGTGATGGTTCCATCGTTGGAAACCAGTTCTTTTACAAACTTCTCTTGCATACGGGTCAGAGGCGAGTTTTCATGCAATCTCTTGCGGCCTCTCAATTCATCCGGATTTTGTTTTGTCCAACGCTTTCCGGTGGGTTTTTTCTTTGCCCGTAACACCAAACCCTTCGGAATTGGGGGTGTTTTTGCCATTTTTAGCCTCGTTTATTTTGCTATAATTGTGTCATAACAAGGCTAACATACTAAATCTAGCGTAAGAGTTTATAAGACATTCTGAGAATGTATATAAGGTAACACCTTCAAGACAGAGGTGTTACCCAAAAAAGTTACCAGAAAACCCTTTCTTATTATATACATAGATACAAAGGTAACACCGTAACACGGGTAACACCCTTAAACGCAAAAATTATTTTTTTTATTTTTCTGGCTATATATATAGAAAGAGTTACTCAACGCTTTTGATTTCATAGATTACATAAAAGTCTTTGAACATGTCGTAGACTTGGTTGCTGCTATAGGCTTTCATATAAAAGCCCTTGCGTTTGTCCAACTCAACATAAAACGTTTTCACTCGTCATCCTCCTCCACAGTAATTTCAAAATCGTAGGTATCTCTTTCTTCAAGCATCTCATCCCACACACGATCTTCTGCGACGATGCGCCGTGCTTCTTGTTCTGTGTCGGCTTCTTCGTAGAACACGCTGCGCTGCTCAACTACAACCCGCCATTTTTTTTGAGGCCACTTAGGTGCTTCTTCGGGATGGTCTGTAATATCGTTGTAATTAACTAGATCCCGCCAAACTTCGTAATACCCTCCATATTTCCAAGGATCTGACGGATCGGCTTTGAACTTTTCTTCATCATACGGCACTTTTATTTTGACGCACATTTTCATGTCGCGGCGTTTTCCAAACATTGCGGCGGTTTTTTCTGCGGTACAGAAGTGATCACGCATGGTTGATGCGTTGTATTCTGCGATACCGTTATCGAAAGAATGTATCGACGGATCGTCGGCCATGCTCTCTTTGTCGTAATAGACGCCGATATTTAAGATGGGGTTTTCGTATAGGTATGGCATTTTTGGTCTCCTCATAAAGAAGCCCAGTATGGGATATTATGGGAGTAACGTCAAGACAATAAAAAAGCCCGCGATTTGCGGGCTTATTAGAAGGGCGGTTCTACGACTTCGCCGTTTGCGTCCATCTCGCGATACATTTTTAGTTCGGTTGCGAGGAACGTGAGCCGTGGATCGTCGATGCCGTTTTCCCAAACGATATCGTCGAACTCTTTTTCTAGTTTTTTAATTTGCTGCACGATGTTTATCATATTGAATTTCATATTGATACGTCGGCTTTTCTTAGTTCGTTAACGAAGTTGTCTAGTTCTTCGCGAGCGACGAACAGTTGAACTTCCAGATCTTTTGGCGCGTGTCGGGTGTACCGCAGGTCTTGCAGGTTATCTACTTGCCGTTTCAGCCAGCGCAGGTGCGCTGACTGGAACATTGAAAGATTTTCATCACCCATTTTTTTTGGGCCTTCCTCTCTTTCTTTTGACGACCAGATTTGGTTCTGGTGGTTTTTCCTCGTTCCAAGTTGCGATGCTATCAATGCCGACATTATATATGCATTGGTGAAGAAAGTCTCGCAATAAAACGTCGGGATTGCTGGATTTTTGAATATCTTCTAGTTGTTTAATAACATAGAAGGCGCAAATTTTATATTTCATCACCTGTCCTTATCATTGATTTCTTGGAGTTGAGATTGGATGGCAAAGAGTGCCGTTTCGCGGATCGTGAGGCGTAGTCTGTCATCGTTGGACAGTTCCTCACGTTTTTCGACGGTATGGGCCCGTAGCTGGCCGTTATTGGCGGTCCGTCGGATGCGCCGTGTGAACGTTTTAAGGCTGTCCACTTTTTCGCTATCATCGAGGCGTTTGTATCCTTCGCCTCTGATATTTTCGAAGACGACGCTTTCGTCTCTTTCGAGATATCGTCTGGCTGCGAGGATTGTTGGGCGCAGTTCATTTATTGTTTTGCCAAAGTGTGATTGGATTGTGTCGTAGCTTAGGTGTCCGTTTGCATTACGGAATAAGTCGCACATATCCAAAGTTATTTTTGAACGTTTGAACATTTGTTTTTCCTAGTTAAGTTTCAGTTCGTTGCGTTGCGTTGATGATCGGCGCGGAGCAGTGTGATGTGCTGCGGGGCGATGCGGGGAGAAGCGGAGTAATAAACAAATCATTTTAGCGATCATTTTGTTGACGTTAACAAAATGATCAAAGGGTTGCGTTGCGCAGTGTAGAGATGCGTATTGCTGCGGGGAGAAGCGGTGTAACAAACAAATCGTTGAGTTGAGTAGAAGAGCGCAGCGATGCTATAAGCCACGTTGCCTCGCGGAGTAACAAACAAATCGTTGCGTTGCGTAAAGAGGCGTGGAGCCGCGATACGGGGCGAAGCGACAAGACGCGGAGTAACAAACAAATCGTTGAGTTGAGGTGCGATGCGGGGTGCCGCGACGCGGCGAGCCAAGTCGCTGCGAGTTGAGGCGCGAAAAGAAATAAACAAATCGTTGAGTAGCGAAGCGTAACGCTGCGGGAAGTCGAGTAGAGCTGCGGCTTGAAGCGAGGATAAATTAACAAACAAATCGCTGAGTAGCGTTACGTTACGTTGCGACGCCTTGCGCTGCAAAGAGCCAAGGAGCGACACGTCACGAGGAGCCGCGATGCGATGATAAATTGACAAACAAATCGTTGAGTTGAATTGCGGAGAGGCGCGTCGCAATACGCGAAGTCGCGTTGCGAATCGTTGAGGTGCCCAGAGCCAAGTTGCGGCGTTCGTTGCGTTGTACATAACAAATCGTAGCGTTGAGTTGAGCCGCGCAGTAGAACGTAGCGTCGAGGAAAGGCGCAGCGAGTAGCGCGGAGCGGAGGGACGGAGCGCAGCGTTGTACATAACAAATCCTTGCGTCGAATTGCGGAGCGCAGCGAAGCGCCGTAGTACGGCGCGACGCGATGATAAACTTATTGCCATTCAAACTTTATGGCGCGGAATCGACCGTTGGTTCCGCCTTTTTCTGGGCGGAATCGACCAATGCCGATACCGTTACCCGCGGCGTAGAATACATCTTCAAACACCTCTTTGGTAATGGTGTCATCCATGATCATAAAATCAATGTAAGACTTATATCCCGTGTCCACGACAGGGAAGGTACGCCAGACGCGCTTACCTGATCCCCTGACGCCATCTGAATTAACGTTGAGGCGATCACCTCTGACTTCGGATTGTTTGACATCAAGCTTGGGTTCGTTGAGCGGTACGACGTCCGCTTCAAAGTATTTTGTATAAGTTGATTTACCGCGGCCCGGAATTTGTGTTCCTAATTTTTTAGCGGCGGCGGACAGGCTGAACTTGATAGCCATAGCGGGGATAATGATGTAGCCGTCTTTATCGACGGTGCATTTAGAACGCCACGTTCTTGTTTCGTAAGCGTCGGCAGTTTCTTTAGGGAGCTTGGGCTCCTCGTGCATTTTAGATTGGCTGTAAGGGGCGATGCCTTCAAAGTGTACTCTAACATTCCGCATATCTTTTTTCCTTTGGTTAGCGTTGTTAACGTAAAGGAGTATATGGGAGGTTATAGGAGGATGTCAATACCCTTAGTGAATATCTGATAAAATCCCTTCTTCCATCTCTACATGTGCGCTGGCCGAGGCCATTGCGGCACCGATAATGCCTGTTGCGTCTTGTTTATCGGTACAACCTTTGAGTAGGCGGAAGACTGCGGCGGTAAGAAGGCCTGTGTACGCGGCCCCTGCGTCGAGGTCCGAGTCTATTAGATCGTCAATAAATTTATTGGTTTCTTTGAGCGCTATAAGATAATCGTCTTGGCTAGACATGAAAACGCCCCAAAGTAAACTTCAGGGCGCAATCAAATCTTTTATGAGGTATGCCCTGAATATAGAAGTGTATGGGATAAGTCAAGCGTTTTCTTGTTCGCGTTTGTATGCTTCAAAGATAATTCGCAATTGACCGCTAATTGTTCGACCTTCTGTCTGTGAGAGCGCTTTAATTTCCTTGTACACCTCAATTGGGACAAGAACGCTTTTCCATTTATCGGTATCCATATGTGAACCTCTCTAGTTTTAACTAACAATATAGGATGTTATGGGGGAGAGCAAGGAAAAAACCCGTCCAACAGTGCGAAACCTAGTGGACGGGAGTTATGACAGGCGAACTGTCCATGAGCAGAACTAACATGATCAGACGGCTTCACCCCAAGATGGGCCTACTTCGACGTCACACAGGCTAGGTACACTTAATGGTACAGCACTTTGCATCATCTCTGCAACCTTTTTCGCATCATCTCTGTCAGTTACTGACATGGCGATTTCATCGTGGATTTGTATCAAAGGGATACGCCCGCTTTCGTATATGTTGACCATAGACTGCTTTGTCATGTCCGCGGCGGACGCTTGGATTAAACGGTTCAACGCTTTGTACGTGTAAGCGCGTTTTAAGCGTGTTGTGTCGCCATATGTTTTCACGGCTTCCTCATATGGCAGTGCTTTGTTCATCTCAAACGTGTCGGGCTCCCATAACGGAAAGCGTAGTTTTCTGCCAAGAAGCGAGCGCAGCGCCCCGCGGCTGTCCTTTTCGTTAAGTCTGTTCATCACCCCGTGCATCAGTCCTTTAACAAATGGCACACGGTCATGGTACTGGGAAACCAGACCCTTGGCTTCGTCTACAGGAATATCTAGTTGGTCCGCTAGCTTCGCCACGCCCATGCCGTACATCATGCCAAGGTTAATTGTCTTGGCCTGTTTGCGTGGGATTTGCGCCATCTCTGCGACCATTGTGTGGAAGTCTGTGCTGCTATCTTGGTTGTAGCTGTCTACAAATTCCTTCGCACCTTTGAGCGGACGGCCTCTCTGTTCACCAAACAAGTGCGCGTAGTGAACCAAGATCCGCGGTTCTTGTTGCGAGAAATCAATTGCCGCCCACTGTTCGCCCTCTTCTGGTAGGAACAGGCTGCGGATCATGGGGCCCAACTCTGGATCCCGTGCAGGGATTTGTTGGAGGTTAGGGTGGTTCATGGATATGCGCCCACTGACCGTGCCGCCATCGTCGGAGCGAATTTGGTTTATGTGAGCGTGGATACGACCATCTGAGCGGCAATGCTTGAGGATGGTGTTGATAAATGTGCCAGAGGTTTTGTTTAGGTTGCGGGCCTGCACGATAAGTTGCGCCAGTTCTGACGGATGGTCAGAGAGAAACCCTTTAGTGAAGGATGGCTGACCTTTTTCTGTGCGCTCGTAGGGGAGAGATGCTTCGTCGAAGGCTTTGGCTATAGACTGCGCGGCCCATATCTCGACGTCAAAGCCTACGGTAGACCTAATCTTTTTTAAAACTTCTTTCTCGCGCTTGAGAAGAGCGTTGCGTGTACGCTCTGCTTTGTCTGTATCAACCCTGACGCCGCGCCAAGTCATGTCCACCAAGCAGGGCAGGAGCCGTGTTTCGACGTCCACGATGTTTGACAGGCCGTCTTTAGAAATTTCTACAGCAAAATAGTTGTAGAGTTCGAGCGCGAGTTCCGCGTCGGCTTCTGCGTAGGGTCCGACAAACATGGCGGGCAGCTTCCACATTTCTGCTTTGGGATCCACCCCAAAGGCTTTAGCTGCTTCGATCAGTTGCTTTTCGGATTTAACTTTGCCCAGATGGTCAAACGACAGGGAGTTAAGAGTGTAGCTGAACCTGTTTTCGTCTAGCAGGGATGCTATGACCATAGTGTCGATTATTTTGCCATTTACGGTAAAACCCATGCGCCGTGCCCATCCAACGTCGTATTGAGCATTGTGCATGATTTTTTCCGCGGGGCTTTCGAAAACTTTTTTTAACCACCGATTGGCTTGTTTTTCGCATATGTTCCCGCCGCCAAAATGTCTAATAGGAATGTAGCCACTCCAGTTCTCTGTGGCAACAGCGTAGCCCACGACTTCCCCATCTCCGGTGGCCCATCCGGGGCCCGCGGTTTTTAGGTTTGGGTCTTTGGTTTCCAAATCTATTGCAATGCGCTTGGCACCAGTAAGATCAGGGAGTTCACTGGGCGGAACCCATTCATTCTCCGGTGTGAACATTGCCATCTGTAGGCTCATCTTCTGGTTCCTTATAATAAACTAATACAAACGTATCGCAGTTAGAGCATGAGAGGTTGGTAACCATGTCATATTCAGGCTCATCCTCTGCATCATCATCTCCGCCCCAGATTAATTCTGCTTTGCAGTGCCAGCAATTCATTGCTCTCCTCCTAATGCTGCATACCCACAGATGTCCACCCATGAATCCTCTTTGCTTGATTTCATCAGCCGTGCTGATTTCACTAAAATCATGCAGACCGCAACCTCTTGGCGCGTTATCTGGCGACCAAGAAAGACGGACCAGAGGTCCGCGATATCTTGGAAGTTCTCTTTTGCATCACCGTATTCGGAAGCCCGCTCGCCATTAATGAGCGACTGTGCTGTTTGAAGAATTTCGTCCCGTTTCATTTTTTTCTTTCCTGACGGATAACTATAAAGTTCACACTTAACACACATGTCTTGTGAATATCTGTTCCAAGAAGTTGTCCACGAATATCCACAGGAGCATTCGTAATGCCAATCTCTTGGCTTAGAATACTCAGTCATTTTTTTCTTCCCGCGGTAGTTCATAACGCGACTTGATATCGCGCACAGTATCGGGGTGTTTGTCTAAGACATCCGCAATCTCAACACAATTCAAACCATTTTTTAGCATCTTATCGACCATGCGAGCGGTGGGGTTGAGCGGTCTTAATGACTTATCCGACTTTGGCCTGCCCCCTTTGTATGCGTTTTTTTGATTTTTCTCTGCACTATATGCGTTCAGGTTTCCCCAAGTTTTTCGGGCTCGTGCATTCTCAACGATAGCGAGTTTGGCCATAGCTTGGCCCAACTTCTCTTCGAAGACTTTCATATATCATAACTCCTTGTCGCGTCTTCAGGCTCCACCAAATACAAGTTCTTTCTTGTACGCGTCACGCCGACGTAGAAAACACGATGAACATCGTCGGGTGCAATTCGCATAGTGCTGTCCGCAGCGGGGGACAGGTCCGTAAACAATACAACGTTGTCCGCCTCTCCACCTTTTGAACCGTGGATCGTGGACACTACAATGCGGGGAACGCCGTTGAACTTTTCTCCGCGGCGCAGCAATGCTGTCACGTAGGCGCGGTCTTTATCTGCAATGCGGTCCATTGCTTCAGACCAAATCATATCCTTTGTGGCTATAAGGCCGTGGGATATTTGAAGATCGTCGATATTAACCAATTCGTCATCTGGAACGCCTTTAATTTTTTTATACCCCCGTGCCACGCGTTTACCTGTGGACATAAAGCTATAGATGTTTCGGGCGGTGTCGATAGGTATTTCCTTACCGCGTTGCAGGTCAGTCCACCCGTTTACGGCGTCACTGAGTTTTTGACCAATGGACCGTGATCCGCGATATTCGTACAGATAACCGAAGGACCGCAGGTCTGTTGCCACGGGCTGTAGTTGGTATCCTGCTTGTGCGAGTATGAGCCACGAGCCTTCGCTCATGTCTAGTTCCCCGACTTGCGCTACGCGTCGGCATTGGCCTTCTTCTTCGCGAGGCTTGTATATCTTGGGGTAACGGTGGTGAATGCGGCGAGCGATTGTTTCTGCCACGCGGTGAACGCTTGCGGGTATACGGTAGGATTGTTTGAGCGTTTCTGATCCGCCGTCCAATGAAAGGAAGTGTTCGACGTCGGCCCCTGCCCATTTGTATATGGCTTGGTCATCGTCTCCCGCGCAGTACATCTGCTTGGTTTTGGCTTCTATCAGATGGGCAATGTCCCACTGCATGGGAGATAAGTCTTGAGCTTCATCTACAAAGCACAGGTTAAAGCGCGGACAAAACTGATGGCCCTTGTCAATAAAACCTTGCAACATATCGGTGAAGTCATAGAGGCCGCTTTCGTGTTTATAGGAGCGCAGCGAGCGGTCTACATGGTTAACGGTATTCCAATCGTGTTCAAGGCTACTAAGATTATACTCCTTGCGCAAAGATGTTTTTTTCAGCCTCGCAAGGTTGATAAGCCCAAGGATGGGGTCACTGGCTTTGACCGCATCTTGGACGTCTTCTTCTAACTGATTAACGCGCCCCGTTTCGAGCTTGATGCCCATTGCTTCGCTGAGTTCTTTATAGTTCTCAGGTTGCATGATTTGTTCTGGGCGGATGCCTGACAGGGAGAGTGCAAAGCTGTGCAAGGTGCGAAAGTATTGCAGATCTTTCTGTGGGTCCAAACGAAAACGCGCCGCAGCGCGTTCCTTTGCCTCATTTGCCGCTTTGCGGGTAAAGGCCAAGAACCCTATAGATTGTGGTGGGGTGCCCGCTTCCAAGGCTTTGTCTACCATATTTAGTAGCGTGGTGGTTTTGCCCGTTCCGGGCGGTCCAAATATTCTAAACATCAGAAAGGTGCCTCGCCTTTTGCTGCAAAGATTGGAGTGGCCAGTTCGACGTCACCGCTGTCATAAGCAGGGATCTTCCATACGCGGACAGGGCGACCTTTGATTTTAAGCAACATGCTTTCGCCGTTAATGTCCCGTAGGCGTTGGGCAATCTTGTGCGACTTGAGTTCGAAAAACTTATTCTTTTTGAGAAAGGCTTCAAAGTCTTTCAGACGGAAGTAAGTCATCTGCTCTTCGTCATCTGTCCACGGGCGGCGGAGTAGGATTTCTTCCTTATCCTGCGCGGTTTGCAATAAGACGCAGAACTCTTCCAGATAATCGTAGAACTGGCCGTTGATGCTGGCATCTTGCGCGACCTCAACGATAGCACTGTCATTCTCTGCCATTTCTCTTAGCAGGGAACTTATCCGCCCTTCCCATTGCGGCTTGGCTACAGTGTGCGGCATGATATTAAGTTGCTCCATGCAGGCCCGTTGGAACGAGGGCTGGTTCATCAGGCCGTCGGTGTCTAGCTCCAAAGGCTCACCGTTAACGTCTAAGAACCATACAGGTGGCGTGGAGTTATATTTGCGTAGGTTTGCGACAGGCACTCCGGAAGCTGCGGCACCGACACCAAACCGCTGTGTACGGCACAGATCTTTATTGCAGTAGGCGTTGATCGGCGCATCGTTACACTTGTACGCATATTCTTTGCGCTGCACTTGCTTGGCGACCACATTGACCTCGTTAAGAGGCAAAGGAGGGTCAAAGTAATCGTTATTGTAGCGCAGGATTTCTGTTTCCCACGTGTCAGGGTGCGCCTTACGCAGATATACGCCGACGTTGAAAAGTCCGTTATTGCGCCCACCTTCTGATATTTTGATACGCGCTAAGGCTTTTAGGCACGGCGGACCGTGAGCAAAGGCCTCACTGTCGTTTTCCTGCGTGACTTGCAGATTAATGATTTGCTCTGGTGTTTGCTTATGCGCCTCGTACAGCGCCAAAAACTCTTCCAGAGTACCAGAGGTGCCATCGTCTAAGATAGCGTAGCGTAGCCCGTCCTCTGCGTCGTAATACGGCAGGTTTAAAAAGTTACCTACGTCACCACGGTCAAGGTGCAGCTTGACTTGCTTTGGGAAGATTTCACTTCCGCCATAGCCAAGGGCCGCGGCAATATTTTGCAGGGCCTTCTGCATGTCGGCAGCTTCGACCCATTCAGTAGAGAACAGAAAGCAGTGCGCCCCACCTGACTTGGAGCGGCATACCACCAACGGCAGCTTGAGCCTGCGGATCTTTTCCACCAATAATTTATGGTCAAGGGGATATTGGTCTACATCTACGCAACCCCACTTGCATTTGTTTTCGGCGTTGATGGGGATGATACCCATTGAGGCACCTTTACCAGAAAGATGCTCCCGCCATAGCTTCGCGGAGCGTGGCTCCCGAATGATTTGTGCTTTGCCAGTATTTTTCCCGTTAGCCTGCTTTTTATCTACACGATATGTGCCGTATGCCTCTTGCAGGCCATCAAAGATGGCTGAAAATTGTTGGACAGACATTGATACCTCAGAAAAGGTGGGCGGCTTGCGCCGCCCGTTGCATTAAAATGGAACGTCGTCCGACTTATTCTGCGCCTCTTCGTTCTGGTGCTTTACCACAACATCACCGCTGTCGATGGTTGAAGAAAAGTCTTTTGCCCGAACATACAGCGCGGCATCGTCCACCTGTTTCTCTCGCGAGATTTCCCAGTTGTGCCAACTACCTTTGCTGTTTTCTTCCATCACTGTTTTTGCGCGATATATAAAACCAAAACGCGGTGGAGTGAATGGACCGTTCTTGCCCTGCACCGTAGCGGAGGCAATCATGCTGTTCCACTTGCGGCTTTTCTTGAGCATGGTTGACTTCATGGCGATAAGCGCCGTTTCTGCCGAACCATCGTCGTTCACCAATATTACAAAATGCTGGTGAGTTTCTTCAATGTAAGAGCCGTCGCCGCCGACAACGTAATCTTTGTTGTCGTCTTTGCTGCGCTCTGTCTTTGGGCAATCTTGCGCCGTATCAAAGATAGCTATTGGTGCCCCAGTTCCTGCGCCCCGTGGAGCCCATTGGATGAACCTACGTTGGTAGGCACAGGGAATTAAAAGAACACCTTCTTTTCCTTTGTAGATTTGACCGCTGACGGTGTTGTATAGGTCACCGCGTTTGGCTTCATCTAACTCATCCAGCAAGGGGTCCAACCCTGACAAGATTTTAAGGAACGGCAGGGCCAGATCGTCTTGGCCCATGTTTGAAACACCAACGCTTGCGTCGGCTTCCATCATAGAGATGTCAAACTCTACGACATTTGTTTCATTTTTCTTAGCAACTTTACCCATTAGGCTTTTCCTCTCTTAATAACAGCGCGTTGCGCTACATACGCCCCAAACAAATCCATTGGAAATTCATCTCCGTTTTCGACACGTTCTTTGACAAACGCCCGAAGGGTTGAAGAGTGAATGCCCGTAGCTTGCTCTGCCAAATAACCTTCTTTCGCAGCGAAAGCTTTAAAGGCCGAAGCCTTGTCGTCTTCGCCTCTGCCGAAACTACAAGAAACTGTGTTCTTTATAATATCGTCATAGCCGTTTTCGCGTAGCCACTCATAAGCGGCTTCACGGTTCTTTACTAAAATCGAAGCACCATACGTTGGCTTGATGTTTACTTCCGAACCATCGTCCAAGGTGAATGATGCAAGACCCACCTCTGCCATAGAGGCAGGCAATTCTTCATCTGTCAACTTGAGCAATTCTTTTTTGGCAAGTTTAAGCTGGTCATCCAGTGACTGGACTTCCTTTTCTTTTGCCTTGATAGCACGAGCCAACTTTGACACTGTGGACAAAGCTGAGTTATTGGTTTTTTCGAGAGGGTTTGCGAAGGTGGACTCAAAGTCCGCTTCCATTAGTTCAGATATATCATTCATGTTTCATGTTCCGTTTTTCGTGGTTAAAGACTCCGTTTACGAGCCTTGACATATTCCCATATATTTGTATCTTATCCCATAGTCAAGGAGAAAAAGATGCAGAACTACAACTTTAAAACAAAACCTTTCAAACACCAAGCGGATGCGCTCAACGAATCGTGGGCCGCGGAGTATTATGCTTTGTTCATGGAAATGGGTACAGGAAAATCCAAGGTGGCCATTGATAACATTGGACTTCTTTATGAGCAGGGTGAATTGAACGCTGCTTTGGTCATAGCTCCAAAGGGTGTGTACGATAACTGGGTGAAGGGTGAGTTCCCCGCGCATCTACCGGAGAGCATCAAGCGTAACATCGTGCGCTGGGATCCGAAGACAACTAAGAGCTACATGGCTCTGTTAGAAGAGTTCATCATGGAAGACTTTGATGGTCTGAAGATATTTGTAATGAATGTCGAAGCATTTTCCACGCCGCGTGGCGCGAAGACTGCGGGGCGCTTCCTTGTACAGAACCCAAACAACATGATGGTTGTGGACGAAAGCACCACGATTAAGAACCGCAAGGCAGCGCGTACAAAAAACCTGCAAGTTCTGCAAAAGTTTGCCAAGTACCGCCGCATCTTGACAGGCTCTCCTATCACAAAGAGCCCTATGGATTTGTTCAGCCAGTGTTCATTCTTGGCTCCAATGGCCTTGGGTTATAATAGTTACTTTGCTTTTCAGAACAGGTATGCTGTAGTACGCCAACAAAAGATGGGGCACCGCTCGTTCCAAGAGATTGTGGGGTATAGACGCTTAGACGAGCTTAACGACCGCCTGACAGGCTTCAGCACACGCGTATTGAAGTCGGAATGCCTAGACCTACCCGAAAAGCTTTACACGAAGCGCTACGTGCCTCTCACGGCGGAACAGGGGAAACTGTATAACCAGATGAAAGATATGGCCTTGGCCCAACTGGACAATGGAGAGTTAGCCACGACTACCAGCGTCCTGACACAGATTATGCGCTTGCAGCAAATATGCTGTGGGCATTTTACTCCTGACATAGGAGAAACCAGAAGCTTGGACAGTAACCGTCTGGATGAGCTTATGAGCATTACGGAAGAGCTTCAGGGAAAATGTATAATTTGGGCATCGTACACCCACGATATTCAACGGATACATTCTGCCCTGCGCGACTGCTTTGGGCCCGA